GCATATCATAAGCATGGTCCCGCTTAGCATCGGCTAAATCTTGCTCTGCTTCTGAAAGCTGCTGCTTCAATTTCTTAACTTGAGATTGAGCTTCGAGGTTATTTCATTTTCTTTTCATCCACTCGCTACGTGGACAAGAGCATAGCTGCTCCCCATACTTTCGTATGGCATGGGACTATATCTTCTATTTGAATATTAAAATAGCACCCTTACACAGGATGCTTTAAATTTGAGTATAATAAAAGCATAATTATTTATGGATGGGCGGCGTAACCATCATCTCAGGTACTCTTTGCAGAGTGCGTCGGGAACCATTTCCGACCTCAAAAATAACTATGCTTATAATGTGAACCACAGCCATTTATTAGCCGCGATGCTGGTTAGCGGATATAATTTGATCCCGTACCTTCTTTTGGATTACTGATATGTACGGTCACAGTAAATAATGTGCAATGCTATAAATTGGAAAGGATTTCTTCTAAATCAAAATCTGAGTTCTCCAAAAATTCCATCATCAGATTGAAGATGTCCATATCCATTGATCCAATGGTCATGTAGGAAATTTTACTTTTATTAAAATAATATAATTGATCGGTTTTTATGTACCCATCTTTGTTATTATGAGGATTTGTAATAGTATCATTATGAGAGACTGGAAAATTGCCCGGATAAGATAATTTTCTTTTCTTTTGTTCCTCATTTTTAAACGATGATAAAACATTACATATAAAATCATAAGAATACCCTTTTATTTCACCAGGAGTATCTTCGATTACAACAAACGAATGTTTACCAATTGTTTTGTCGCCATCCTTGTATTGATCTACAAGAATAATGTCTCCGATTTTACACATATTAATTCATCCTTGTTACTGTAATTTTTTTTGAACCGTTTCTGACTTCTTTTGACCATTCGATCGGAGTTACGTCTTTTAACGCTTCTTTTAAATCCACAGTTTTCCGCTTTCTTCCAGCCAATTTAGTGAAATCTAATCTTTTATATTCGTTAGCCATAATATAACTCCTTTCTGTGCTATTAAGTCTTGTGCTTTACTATATTATAGCACATTATTTTTTAAAGTTCATAGAATTTTTCGATTTTTTATTAGCCAGGTGACATCGAGAAACCCCTCGCAATATTTTCAGGTTATTTTGTGCCGGACACTCCTGAACCATGTCCCATATAATTGATGTTTTCTTTTGGATCACTCCTAGTCAGAATGTGGACGAACATCAAACCCCATAGCGTCAATATATATCACTCGTCTGACCGAGCAATATATACTATGTGATAACAGACACTCAAGTTGCCTGTTTTGGAAATAAAAAAATTGCTGGTGCCAACCTTCTTATCCAATGTGAGATTTTCTTTCGGTCATCAACCTAGCTAGGCTATGGTAAATCTCTTACCTTTGCAAACCTCCATGTACACCATTTTCTAGCTCGGCATACACTTCATCAGTTATCGTATAGCGGTCGCATTTCGCCGCATCACACCAGATTTATACTTATTATACACAATTTCTTTGCAGAAATCTATATAATTCTTTTTAATATTCAAATAGTCTATATTTTTTTGCAGTTATTTTTTCGCTCCTCATGTTCTCACATGAGACGAGACTATATCTTCTGTTTATTATTCGCTTGTTTTCTTGATAAAATTTTTATGGATTTATTTTTCTTGTTCATTGGATTTAAATTGAGTTGTTTTACAAGAATCGATTCAAGATTGTTAAATTCCCAATATGGAATACGTAGAAGATTAATATTGTTCCATCTGCAGTACCAGTTCTTCATAGCATCGTGCAAAACGGTGTTTAAGAAGTTATCTTCTCCGAAACATGGCATATAATGTCCTTCTCCATCATATTCAATGCATAGATTGTAATCTGGCAAATAAAAATCAAACGGTAATGGCCTTTTATCACAACATGTCTTGTTAAAAGTTTCCTGACGATTGTATTTTATACCATACATATCTAATATAAGAGATATAACGTATTCACCATAACTTCTTTCACTACAATCTGGACATTTTCCGTCGAGATTGTTATTATATGCTAATAAACTTGTTACAAAAGAACGTTTGCAACTACCGCACAATATGCTCAGATTACGTATATCATTTTTAATGTATTCTTCTGGATTAAGTAATACATTATTATTTTTAGAAGCAATAATAGCAGCTACATCATCACGATCTAATCTGGCTTGTTCTGCTCTCGACTCTATAGCACATTTATAACAAATACTTTCTCCATTTAAAAAATGCGTAGAAGACTGCTCTATATAACCATGTTTAGGGCAATTGAATGAAATTTTATCAGATGCTTGTATATTTTCAAAATCCGACTCTGATAATGTTTTGCTATAATTTAAAGCATTGCATTTCTCGCAGTATCTTCGGTATTTATCTTTGGCGATAGAAGATTTTAGCGATATTCTTGCTGATTTTTGACCACAATCAGGACAAAATCCTGTAGTTGCTTTATATAAAGATAAACTCGTTGTATATACCTGCTGGCACATCGCACAATCAATTTTTAAGTTCTTTGTAAAACATCCTATATAGTCTTCTGGATTTAGCAATTTGCTTCCGTTAGCATTTATAATATCTGTAACTTCTGAGATTGATATCAGATTATTCTCTCTTGATGAACAGCAATGGCTCATTTTATCTAAATCGATATATTGACAATGAATATTTTGCTTTCCATGACGTAGACATTCATAATATACTAAAGAGTTATATCCTTGACAATCTTCAAGCTGCGATAATGGTTTATATCCATATTTATTACACCATTCAATATATAAATTATATCTTTTAGATATATTCCTAATTCTTTCCTGATCTTTTCCGTATCTAACAGAGCACGTTCTACATAAATATTTATTGTATTTACCAATAGATTTTCTATAATTCATATATGGCACATTGAAAGGCTCTCCACAATCGTCACATGTTACATCTACTTTAACCATCGATGTTCTTGGTAAATCATCGGGATCTACTTCTAATATATCTCCACATTTAGTAAATGTATATCCATGCTGTGAATAATAATTCTTATTCGCGCCAGTCCATGTTGTTTTTACTTTTTGATTTTCTACTAACATATTTCACCTCCAATCTTTTATTCTCTTCTTATAAAATTGCACAACAAAAAATCACGTATCTTTCAACGTGATTAAATCCATAAAAATAATTATATTTAATAAACAGTTTGTATTTTTCGAGTTGCCAATCGCTTGCAACCCTACGGTGGTACACTCATCCCACCTAGTCGTTGAACGTTCTCCTATTCGGAGCTTCGTTGCTGATTGTCCAATCTATATATTTTTCACGCATTCACGTTTTGCTTTATTTCATGCATCCGTTGTAGCATATATAGCTCTAAGGATATTCCAGCATTTAAACAAATTCGGCAAATATTCACCGATTCTAAAGCCATGATTTGGGCTTTAAGGCTATTTATGTTATTATTCTGAGAATTAATCTTCTTAGAATAGTCGTACATATCCTTCTGCTGTGTCAGGGCTTCTTTTCTCTTGCTGATTATTTTATCAAGATAATCAACCTCTGTACTCATAGCGTTCTTATACAGATCAACCAGACTATCCTGGTATGACTTCACATCTGCAATCGAACCTTGAATACCTTCACGGTAATCTTTTGACTTGTCATTATATTCCGTTAAGGAAATAACCCCATTGTCATAAGATTCTTTTAGTTTTTGCAGACCCGTGGTATAATCTGCAATTTTTTGTTTTGCCGTACCAATACTCTGCTGTAAGAGAGCAACTTGTGCCAATCCCTCTTCCGTGATACGTCCTTGCTTATCAAGGAATGCATCATCGTTCAGAAGGTCGCGGAAACTTTTCAGTTCATCTTCAAGGTCACTGTACTTCTGGATAGCATCGTCAAGTGGCTTAAAACGTAGCTCATAGATACTATCTTGAAGAGATTCATTGTCCGTAATCAGTTCCAGAGTATTTTCTTTTAGCGTTTGAATCTTTTCTGCATAATCTTGATACGATTTAGAATTGACATCAAGAGCCGCCTGTTTCTTCCGGTATATTTCCATCTGCTTTAGATTCTGCTGTACCTGAGCGTTATTATTATCTATACGGTCAGTGTATAAATTCTCTGGCACATCACGATTCTGGGATTGCAGGTAAGAAATATATTTCTCCGTAATATCCGAATTACGTTTGATTCCGTCAATTACATTCTGGATAGTATCAATTTTAATCTGATCCAATTTATCCCGTAGTTCAAGAAGGCTGGTAGAAGCATCGTAAATCTTAGCTGTGAAATCTTGAATATTTTTTAGTGCAGATTGATAAGCTTCGGAACCTTTCTTAAGATAACCACTGGAAAGCTGAGAATCTACTTCTTTCTGATAATCGGAAAGCTTTTTGGTAAGCTGATTGTAAGTATCTTCCTGTGCTTTGATGGATTTATTTATGCTTGCATAATTGTCTGGATTGTCGATGGCTACGCCAAGTGCATCATTCAAGGATATTTTGGAATTTGCTACGTCTTTGATTTTATCATTGATGTCTACGATCGCATCATATTCTTTTTCAATAATTTCCAGACGTTTTTCAGCAAGTTCGGTAATTTTATCTTCGAGTTTTAACGCATTGTCTCTTGCAGATAAGTAAGATTCATAATAGCTTTGGAAGTCACTAATTTTCTTTTTCAGATCTTCATCTGTGATGGTATCTATATTAATACTACCGTTCATGATCTGGTTCTTATAAGCATCGGATAAACTAATGCTATTAGCTTTTGCCAGATAAGCATCTGCTGCCCGTTGATTATGAACCATTTCATTTGTTGCCTTACCGATTGCATCTGCCGCTGCTGCTTGTTTGTTTGCAAGACCTACTGCACGTTCGATTGCATCAGTTGCAAGCTCTGTCATACGGGACAGACGGGAGAGCATAATTTTGATAAAATCAACTACTTCTTCTGTTGTTGACTTTGCATCAGAAGAGGATGAAGAGCCGCCGGAACTTCCTCCGGAAGAACCACCGGAAGATGTTCGAGTTGAACCGCCAGAAGATGATCGAGAATTAGAAGAGGCGCGTGTAGACGATCCGGAGCTACTTGAACCTGAAGAGGATTTGGAAGAACTTGTCTTATCTTTGTTCTTCTCTGATGTCATCACACCAGTATTCTTATGAATACCAGGAGAACCATTTCCAAGTACCAATGCTGTACCAGATGCGAAAGATCCGCCTTGTATTTTTCCTCGTCCGCCACCAGACGTTACATAACCGTTCTTAAGCAATTCTTCTGACTGACGATTATTGAATACAATTTGACCTTTCTTGATATTAACAAACTCAGCGCCATTATCACCAACGGTTCTCCATGTACTCGTAGCAGGATCAACAACAATCTCAGTACCTAATTCTCCGACAAGAGAAGTGCTTGACTCTTTTGCTCCCCAATTGCCCGATGCATATGCCGTTCCAAGAGAATGAGCCGTGCCGTTTACTTTGTGTTTTCCAAAACCAAATATATTAGCACCAACAGAAACAACTTTAGATACAACTCCTTTAATAGCAGATGCAAGTAAAGATACTTCGCCCGTACCGAACACATTGGCACCAACAGAAACAGTTTTTGATTTTACACCAGATATTGCATTGAATAAAGCATCAACAAGATCTGTCCCTTTAACATTTCCTGTAACATCTACATCTTTATTCTTAACATTATCTATCGAATCACTTAGCTCAGATACCTGATCCTGTCCTGTCACGGTGGCATTAACTGATAGGTCTGTATTTTTTGCAAGAAGATCATTAAGCCAATCAAAAAATTGCGAAACTTGTGTCCCGTCAAGCTTCGGTGACATTGTAACAGTTTTCTCTGCTGGAACACTGTTCTCCATAGCCGAATCTAACTTAGATGTATCTCCATCGACATGCATCTTGATTTCTTTTTCAGACAGTTTATCTAATGACTGCTCAAAAGAATTAACATCATTAGTGTTGATATTAAGGCTTGCCACAAGATCATTGTCCTTTAGATCAGAGTATAAATCCTGTACTTTTTTCTCTGCTTCTGATGTGTCAATGTCAAAGCCCATATCTTTCATTTGATTCTGGGCATTCAAATCCTCATAAGCCTTTTGGAATTCCTGGAGCTTATTGATTGTCTCAGTAGATTCTTCGGAAAATTTACTCGTATCAATTGTCATTACTGCAGGCTGTTCCAATTCCTGCTTCTCGATTAGCAAATCTTTTAAAGCATTGTATGCTTGTAAGACATTGATATTTCCTAAATCTAATGTGCCATCGTCATTCTTTAGATTCTCTAAAGCCGTCTTTGCATTTTCAATATTTGCATCAATATCAATCGTTGTTGATTTATTATCTGTAGCTTCTGTTAAATTATCAACCTTTTCTTTTGCTTTGGTTGTATCTGCATCGACATCGATAACACCATTAGCATGTAATTGATCTCCAAAATTCTTATAGTCAGATTTATATTGATCACTCTGATAATATTCTGCCCAGGACTTTCCAGAATCAATAAATGCATCATTCATATATTTCATAGCGTCATAAACACTAGAAATTTGTCTTTGAATTGCATTCTTTGTGTTTTCATCTGTAGCATTCGACAGATTTGCTTTTAGTTCATCAATATAAGAAGCAGCTTCCTTATATGCGTCAAGATTTGCAACATCACTCGTATTAGCGCTTTCTGCTTGTTTAAGATATTGTTTCTTAGATGCATTTAATTCTGCCCAGGTTTGATTATCCCCACCTTCGTCAGCAGTATTCTGCAACTCGTCAATCTGCTGCTGAATAGAAGCAAGACTGTATTGAAATTGAATATTAACAACAACATCATGATCTGTTAATGTTGAAAGATCATTTTCATATCCCGCTAATTCTTCATCCCATCCGTCAATAAGTTTTTTATACCGATCTTTTGTAGTTCCTTCTTCCATAGAATCATAAATAGTTTTGATTCCATTTAAAGCTGACTTGTATTGATCTAACTCATCACCAGACCAAACCATATCATTAAATTCTGCACCGTAAGCCTCCAGATTATGCATCAAAACTTCTACTGCGCTTACGCTTATTCCTAATTTGTTGGCAGCGTCAGCACTGCTGTTAAAATTCTCCGTCCA